CCAGCGTTGTTGTACTGAATTTGAGTATTTGCGCCAGCGGGGGTTCCCCCACCCCCGCCGCTACCCGCTGGGCCTGTTGGCCCTGTTGGACCAGCTACAGTAGATGCAGCTCCTGTTGAACCTGTTGGGCCTGTTGGGCCTGTTACACCTTGTATGCCTTGCGCACCTGTTGGGCCTGTTGGGCCAGCTACAGTAGACGCAGCCCCTGTTGAACCTGTTGGGCCTGTTACACCTTGTATACCTTGCGCACCTGTTGGACCTGTTGGGCCTACTGCACCTGTTGGGCCAAGTTGAGTGTAGGTTATTTGCTCAACGCTAATGTTTACACTAGGCGAAGCAGGTCTTGTTGGAGATGATCCAGCAGCTACGTATTGCAACTGCATGTAAGTGTTTATTGATTGCCAATAAAACTGAATGTAATCCCCAGCATTAGCTACAACAATGTCTTCTACGTTCGCAAGAACCTGATTGTTTACGCCGGAAGTTGTAAACACAAACGAACCATTTACAACATTGCTTCCATTTTTGGAATACCAAATTGTTACTTTGTAGTCACTGCCGCCGCCAGTAGTAATAAACTGGCCTAAAAGGTTAACTCGATATGTACCTACATTAGCGAAAGTAAGTTTTGAGCCATCAACAACGCTGATACCGCTTGCGTCATTTGTGGAGTTTACCGTAACCAAATTTGCGGTAGTCGCGCCAGCATTGGTTTGTGTTGTAGTATCAAGAAAAGAACCGTAGTAACCAATAGTTCCACCAGCGCCTGTCGGGCCTGTTGGGCCAACAATCCCCGAAACTATCGCAATAAATAATGGCTGATTATTTGCAAAACCTGTTGTGCCTGTGCCCCCAGAACTAACTAATGAAACAGGAATAGTCCAATAGCTATTTACTGTGCCGGGATTAATATTAGTGACAGCCCCTGTGATGGTCCATGTTTGATAATTTGAACTTACGGTTTGATCTTGTATAGTAAACCGTTGGTTTGTGGCTAGTAGCGCTAAAAAAATATCAACGTCTACATCCGTGTCAGTTAAGTGGCTTACATTTATTTGCGTAGCGCTAGTCTGTGTTGCGTTATTCCATATTAAAAATCCAGCAGCAGGATTGCCAGTAGTTATAGTTGTTTTAGCGTCATAAAGAAATAAATTAGAAGACTCCCCTTGCGCACCAGTTGGGCCTGTAGGACCTGTTACACCTTGCGCACCAGTTGGGCCTGTTGGACCAGCTTGAGTAGACGCTGCGCCTTGTGGACCTGTTGCGCCTGTTGGGCCTATTGGGCCTGTTGGACCAGCTACAGTAGACGCAGCCCCTGTTGGACCCGTTGGACCCGTTGGACCTAGAGCACCCACAGCTCCTGTTGGACCTGTCGCCCCAGCGGGGCCGGTAACACCTGTAGGACCAAACGGGCCTATTTCTCCAGTATCTCCTTTAGCACCTGAAGTACCTGTTGGACCTGTTGGGCCTGTCACACCTTGTATGCCTTGTGCACCTGTCGGACCTGTTGGACCAGCTACAGTAGACGCAGCCCCTTGTGGGCCTTGTGGGCCGACTGCGGCTATATCTATAATCTGGGGATTCTGTGTCGTCTCAACGATTACTAACTGAACGTTGTCTATTTCAGTAATATTCATCGTGTTACCTCTTTAGAGACAGCTACTCCACCTTCCATTAGTCTTGTCACAATACCACCTGAGCTTTGTAGTTCTAGGTCGTAAACAGCGTCGACAAACGCGAAAGCTTCTGTGGTAGTCGCAGGAATAGTAATAGCAACTGTCCCAGCGGCTCCGCCCAAAACAATTATTCCATTAGAAGAAGTAGCAGAAAACAATACTTCAGTCGCTGAAACTACACGGCGAAACTGCATACGCGCTGTGTAGCCAGTAAGATTTATAGCCGTGCCGCTAGAATCTTTCCAAGTTATTGTTTTTTGAAAAGTAGCGCCTTGCTCTATAAAAAAATTATACACAGCAGCTGACATACCAACTCCTTAAAAACGTTGCATTTTTGCGCGTAGTTGGACATTTCTCATATCACGAATCCTAGAATTCGTAACACCTTGCTCATAGACCCCTTTGTGCAACGACGCAAACTCAGGATCAGTCCAGTCTTTTTCTTTAATGCGGCATAGTCTATACAACGTGCCGCTAATAATCGTGTCTATCCAAGTCTCGTATACCCAAGAAGGTATACCACGAGCGGTACGAGATGGCTTTAGAACAACCTCGCCTGTGATATCCAAAACTCGGTCAGGAATGTAAAACAAACGAATTGACGTATCATCGACAACCCAAAAATGAGTAGGTTGCCCTGTTCTAGTTAGATACTCTTGGTCGACTAATCTAGAGTCGGTGTGAGTCATGTTCTTATAGTCTACGTTTAGCGACAACACAGATTCTATTTTTGTGTCGAAAAATCCTGCCACTAAGTCATAGGTAGACTGGTTTACTACAGTGGACATGTCCTCTAAGGGCACTCTCCATAGGTGGGTTCTAGCGAAGAAATCAGAGGCGACAATAGGTAAATACTTCGTAATTATGCTTTCAGGGCACGAAGGTATTTCTGGCGTGATTAAATCTAAAACATCATCCCAAAGCACTGTAGCCATTATGAACTCCCCGGTGCTACGCTTTCATCGCTCTGAACTTTAAAGTTTAGCGACGTAACCATAGCTTGATAATGAGCCGCCGCACGAGCAGCGTTGTTTGGTTGTTCCGAATCTTTGGTATAGGCTCGATAAAGAATGTAATCCAGTATAGGGCTACCATAAATATCGTCAAGACGAATAACTTCTGCGGTAGCTGCGTTCTGAAGCTGTGCTTCAGTTAGTGTATGTGGTTGTGGCACAGTAGAGTAAATTATCTCTAGCCGCGCAGCTGTAGTAGCAGGTGGGTAAACAAGAAAATCTTTTGGAACTCTCTGGTCATACATGTATTTTTCAATATTTACGGACGCTGTTTGGTTATACCAATCAGGTACCATAGAATCCATACTTCTTTTCGAAACTAGTTTTACGAACTTTTTATTAGATGTAGCAGCGCTGTTATTTAATACCTCAAGCACTTTATAAGCGTAAGGATAATTTGTTTCTAGTGTCTGCCTATACCCTGCTGCGCAAACAAAAGTACCAACCTCTGCGTTAGCATCGGGGTGAAGCGTAACTATTTCGCGATAACTATCATTCAACCAAAGTTGCAGTTCGAGAACAGGCCACCGTGCCCCGGAAGCATCTTTCAAGAGAGTTTGCGCTCTTGATATAATACTAACTACTTTGACAGTGGCCATTTTTCTCTCTTAGCGCAAACCAGTTTTTGATGCTGGCTCAGAAATTGGAAAAGGAACATCTTCTGTAACTTGTTCTAATTCTACTACGTCAGATTTAGCGGGTCTACTACGCTTAGGTTTAGGCTCAGTAGCATGTTCAGCAGCTAATCGACGACCTTCTTCTGTGAAAATCATATCGTCGCCATTCAGTATACCAAGAACGATATATTCATTTCCTTGGCGTACACGAGCTTTGCTCATAACAATTTCACCACCAAGCTTTTCAGTTAGTTCGTAAACATTCATAAAGTATCCTATAGGAAAACTCGGGGCCGAAGCCCCGAGCTATTGATTAGGCGGGTGTTGCTACCGCGCTAAGCATAGCGATCCAAGTCAGCCCAGTAGCGCCGATTTGAATACACTCAACAGCTTGTTGCTGACCTACCACCAAAGCGGCGTTAGCTGCTGCGCCATTGATGGTGCCACCAACAGGAGGGTACACCTTGATATCTTGAGCAGCATCAAGGTTAGCAATAACTACACGTGATTGCGCCGACATGTTGGATGGAAGAATAACGCCGTCATTATCTACAGCAACAACTGTTACAGTGGCGACAGAGCCAGTAATAGCAGTGGCTCCAGCTTGGGTTTGTGTCGTGCCAGCAGTTACACCCGTTTGGATGTCGCCGACGATTGTAGCGAACTGAGTACCAGCCATGATATTTCTCCTAAAAAGATTGATAACAAGGGGCCGAAGCCCCTTGCATTAAGACGCCGAACCTACTTGAGCAACAACGAGTGCTTCTGGCTTAACGACCTTACGGCCATAAACAGCCAGACCACGAACGATGTCACCAAAGTCAGTTTGGTTACGTAAAGGCTCAGTCTTGTTAACAGTCATAGCAAACGCTACAGCATCCTTAGTACCGGCGATCATGGTACGACGAACTTTTGCGTTCGATACTGTGCCACCAGTCGATGTAGCCGACAAGCCAGCTACCAATGCCTTACCAGCAGCACCTTTCGGTAACAGGTTCGATACGTAGACTGTGAAGCGGTCTAACATACCAATCTTGCCCGAACGAATCGTGGACTGTGGGTCGCCAGTGAAGTACGCCTGAGCGATGTTCGACTGCATCAACAGATGGCGGTCATAAGGAGAAATAATCAACCAACGACCTGTTTCTGGAACGTTCTGCTCATCCAAAACAGAAGACATACGCAGAATGCCATTCAGTACATTAGCTGCACTTGATTGGTCAATCGGAGTGACGTCAGTGCCTAGGTTGTAAGCAGCAGAAATAGCACCCGCTGTAGCACCAGCGTTAGCTGCGGCAGGGCCTTCGGTTACGAACGAGTTGAAGAACACTTCGTTTTCGATCTGAATCTTCAGCTGTTTAGCTGCGTCATCAGTGAACATGTTCATCAAATCGATGTCGGACTGATAGCCCAGAACATCAGAAACTTGAACGCCAAAGTACTTACCCTTGTTGACTTGAAGATCAGTGTAGCTAGGAGTAGGAACTTCGTAGGACAAGTTGTTACCGACTTCGTAGTCGGAAATGCTGATCGATGGAGCCAGACGAATACGAACAGTATCGCCTTGATTCTTCAGTTCGCCTTCCCACGTAGTATTGGCGATCTCTGCCAACATAGTGTTTTGGTAGAACTTGGCATTGAGTTTGCCAGACCAAAGGGTTGGGATAAAGCTACCGGAGTAGCTCGGATTGGTGTTAAACGGCGCATTAGCCGGGTATACAGCTGGCATGATTACCTCCTAAAGATATAAAAGTTGGTTTAATCTTAGCCGCTGTATCAGAATTACGCAGTTACGCGTCCTTCCATATACGCAGCATCGATTTCGGCTTCAAGTTTTTTTGCGTCGTCGTATTTATGCGCAATGTTCAGGTCTTTTAGCTTCAGGAACATTTTTTCTACATCACGAGTGGTGTAGGTTTTGCCCTTCTGGCTAACAGGTGTCTGCGCTGATGCGTTACGAGTCGGCTGGACTTGTCGTTCAAGCTCGGCTTGCCTAGCGTCGTTTTGGGGAGTTGAGTTTGCGTCTTTAAACATCTTGACGTAATACGCAACAGCTTCAACGTCATTGGCGTTATACGCACCTTGCGCGGCGGCTCTCCTAGGAGCGCGTAGCATTGGATCAAACTCATCCAACCACGCAATCCATTTAGGATCGTTGTTTAGTGCTGACCAGTCAGGTACCGTGTGGTACAAGCGCTGTTCGAATGAAACTTCTCCAACCTGATTCCCAGTTTGCTGCATTTGCTTTCGCAACTCACTGTTCTCAGCTTTCAAAGCGTCAAGTTCTGCTCTAAACTCCATTGAGACTTCACGCGCTACTTTGCGTTGGACGTCAATTAGGTCCTTGCCGAATGCTTCAACTTCATCATCCGTTACGAGAGATTCACGTGGAGCAGGGGTCGACTGTGTTGGTGCCGGGTCAGGTTTTGCGTCCATCTGTTGTCTAAGCTGCCCAACATAATTTTGCAATTCCTTGACTTGCGCGTGTAGCCTCGGTACTTCAGCATCGTACATACCCTGTAGAGTTTTGTACTTTTGCTGCCACGTCTCTTCCTTTACTTCCGCCGTCTTATTCTCAGCTGGCTTTGTTTCAGGTATAGCTTCTGTAGTCGGGTCTTGCGGCTCTGCTTGTGGTTCTGGGTCAGGGGCCATCTCAGTTGGCTCTGGACTAGTTTCACCAAGAAGCTGCTTTTCAAGTGCTTCGATTTCTTTCAGTTGCTGTTCTACCTGCTTTGGCAAAGCCATGTATATCTCCTCTTAGCTCCAACTCTGTCTTTAGGCTCCTATAACGGTGTGCCGTCCAACATAATGGTTTGCTTCGGACTAAAAAATGCGGTTACTTCAACCGCTCCAAAATTGAAGGAGCCTTATCGACTGCCTCCAAAAAATCTTGCATAACCTTCGCTCGACCTTGTAGTTGACGGAAGCGATCCCCATCAGCCTCGATCAGCGAAGATTTTGTTTCTTCCAGTAGTTGTTTAAAGAGCGCTAGAATTCCCTCGTTCTCGGGTTGTCGGCACCGTGCTAACGCCGACACTGCCTTACGGTCGGAACTTCCATCCAAAAATATATTCATAGACAGCTATTTATCATTATAACTACTAGGTTGTCAATAGATTATGATAAAAATTCTAATTTATACAACGTAGTGTCAATTAATGCAACAGCTTCGTCGATCAAATTCTGAATCTCAGAGCAGTCAGTCATAGCTAAACGGTTGTCATCTATATAACGACGTAAACCTTTAAGCATCATTATTGAATCAGATTCCAACTTATAGGGTAGATTTGGGTAATCAATGATTCCATAACGGCCTTGGTATGCCTCTGCTATTGCATCAGCCCTCTCGATAACTTCTTCGTAATAAGTACCTAGCGCCATGTGGGCCGAGAAACTACGAGTCTTTAAATGTTGGACATGCGCGTTCGTACTGGAATGAAATAACTCCATAATCAACGCGCCGCAGTTAGGTGCTCCTGAGATACCTTTCATGGTCATACTCCGTTAGGTCTAGGTGATACAAAATTGGACTCTCTACCACCTACCTGAGAGCCGTCCGGCAACATGTTTTTCGGAGCAGGACCTTGCGTCATACCCGGGGCTTCGCCCATGGCTTCCGCTTGGAGTTGCGCTGTCATAGCCAGCTGTTCCTGAAGTTGGGCGATTAATTGTTGCTGTTGCTGAACAATACCCATCTGGAAATCGTCTGGAACAATCTTATCGACATTACCCGACAAGTTACGAGCAGCGTCGCGCAGTAGTTCGGCTGTGCCGTTCATGCCTACGATCTGTTGTGCTACTGGGCTGTTCAAAACGAGTTGCAAGAACTCAGTGCGACGAATCGCTTCAGCTTCTTTAACAACTAGCGCCTGAGCACCTTTAGCCACAATATTTACATCACCGATCAAGTCAGGGTCTTTGCTGTAGCGCAAGTTATCTTGGTACAGTCGCTCGACAATCGGAATCATTATGTGTTGATCGATGTTCGAAATAACTTGCTTAATGCCCTTACCAGCGTTATTTATAAGCATCGACAAACCAGACGATGTGCGACCCGCGCCAGCTACGTGTTCGCCTGTCATGTAACGAGGTATCATCGTGTCTTCATCAGCACGAGCAGCAAACTTCTCAAACACCGTCATCAACTCAGCAGCATTACTGCCGGGCTGGAAGAACGTCAACGGCTGTGAACCATCGTTGTACTCACTACTTTGGAACTGCCATACTTTCCATGGGTACATGTTGGTTATGTCTTCACCTGCGGGGATTCGGGATATATTCACCGCAACCTGTGGGCCAGACGAGATACCCATGTTGTTCGCCAGTGCGCGACCAGCGCCGTTGACCATATCTTGTGAGTCCATACACAAGTCAGCTACGCCTTTGCCATCGACAGAGCCGGGCAGGTTTTCATAGCTAGTTAAGTAGTATGGCTTGCGTCCCAGTGGGTCATAGTTCAACACAGCGCGAATAACTGTATTGCCGATCAGCCACACTTCGCATGGGTATGACAACTGAGGATCAGGAATCTCTTTAGGGTCCATACCCCACTCAATTAACATCTTACCCTGCACTGTGTCCCACAATTGCAGAGCGTCTATCAAGTCTTCGGTGTGCAACGTGTATGTGAGGTTCTTGCCCTCTGCAGTTGCTTTTGCTGAGTCAGTCCACAACCATTCTTTTAAGTTGCCGATGGTGAACTCATCCAACACTGTGCGGATTGCTGCTTCGCTGTAACCCTCAACGCCGATCAGTGCTTCCAAATCTTCGCGGGTCATTTTGTGGCGTTCGATGATGAAACCATCACCCAAATTCCACGACCATGGTGCCCAGTAAATCATAAACGGATCGACGCGTTCCCACTCGTTGCGAATCTCTTCTACCGTCTGCAGTTCGCCGTTGACGAACTTCAACATCTTGCGACGACGTTTTACTGGGCCTTTCATTACGCCGTAAGGGAACGTAACGATGTCATCCAAAAACTCATTAAACGCTGCGTGAAAATTACCTTCGACAAGCTGATCTTCCATCTTGTCAGCCATGCGATCAACACGTTTACGAGCTTCTTCTTTCATCTCGCGCATCGTCTGATCTTTCATCGACGACGCTGCTTTTCTTAGTTCATCTTCTGTTGGCTGAATACCTTGCGCATACACGCCCATCAACTCAGTAGCCATCTTGGCTTTGAGTTCTTCTTCAATGTTGGGTGGTAAGTCTGGGATGGGTGTTGGCTCGATACTCCAAGGACGATCTGAGCCTGTGCCTAGTAACGTGTCGCGTAACCAGCTAGTCGCTGCACGACATTTAACTGATGTTAGCTGAACAAAAATCTCTGAGCCGCCCTGCGACTGAATCTCTGAAAGTTTTTCTGGGTCGTACTCACCGTTGCGGCGGCGCATACATTTCAACATGCGCTCTTCTAAGTTGCGTTTGGCTAAACGCGAAACCTGCCATCGTTTATTCACATGCGCTGCCAACCCCTGAATAACGGGCTGCGCGTTCTGCGCATTCGATTCACGCTGCGTCTCGGCTTCCATGTCGGCGACACGCGCCACGGGCATTAAGGCTAAACCATTCATTTCTCGTCCTTGTGTGGACCTAAAATCGGGATGCCCCTATATACTACTTGGGCTTATGGTTGTCAAGTATACACGTAAGCTACGCGTTTCATTTCTTTTTTTGCTTGCACAAGTGCTGTGCCTCTAACGTTCAAGTCTATTATCGAGTCGGCGTACTGGTTAGCATCGTGAACGTGGGAAAACTCATTCTTATCTGGGGAGTCTTCCAACTCACCGTTTTTCTTTACTTTGTACCGATACCCTGTTCTAAATCCCTTGATGAGCATCTGACATGCTGGGTCGACTAAATACATCGCCTTGCCTTCTAGCTGCTGGGACAGGAGACGTTCGACTGCCTGAATTCTCAAGTCCGGTTTATTGCTCGGCGGCTTAACACACTTAAACCCCGCCGCCTTTAAAGCATCGACAAGTGTCATCTCATTTAGTTGCTGTTTCATAAACCCCGCTGGGTCAGGAGCGCAGAGCATAGTAAAACCGGGGTAGTGGTTGGCAACGTAGGGAGACAGCTTGGTTCTGATGAACGTCTCAATGCCCATGTTCTCTGATGTCAACTCAGCAAGCGTCAGCACACGTCCTCGGGCATCCCGCTGTTTAAATACCGCTGCTGGTGTGCGCCCGAAGTCAATACCAATAATTACCGGGTAATCTGGCGAGTTGATTGCTTTGAGCGGACCTTGAGCTACGTGGAAGTCGCCTACAAACGATTTCTGATACACAGGTGTGCCGGAGAGTGACCGACCAAATTTGTTATGTATATAGACATCGACCCAATCCTCAGTCTTACCCTCGGCCAAGTTTTCGTAATACCCATCGATCAGGTTCTCCGCCCAGTCACATTCCGCTGAGAGAGCAGAGGGCTGCATAAATATCTTCGCCGTCGATGGCGGCTCGGACATATACTCTTCCCAAAAGGTGTCAGCATCTGGCGCGTTTGTTGCTCCCCAAATGTGATGGTTGGGTTTGCCCTTGTCGTCTACACATCCCCCGTTTGCCACGGAGGGGTATCGACCCACTCGACCTTGTAGGGCGTTAAATATGTCGGGGTGAATTTCTCTGTACTCGTCGAGAATACCGAAGGAGCACTCAAGGGAGAGCAAGCGCCGTACATCATTGGCATCGTCAAGCCCCCTAAACAGGACTTCGCACTCGACATCGTCAAAGCGCAAAAAGAATCTCTTGTCAGTACGCGCATAGGAACCCGCCACACCTTCCGGAAACCACGTCATAAAGGTTGGTATTGTTGCATCAGAAAGCATCTGGTTGGTATTTCGCACCACTACTGCACGGCTACGACGAACTCCATCCCGACCCTTCCTCATACTCTTCGCGTGGTATGCGATTTTCATCATGGCAGCGGAGGATTTGCCGCTTCCGACTGGCCCCGAGACGAGTGAGACAAAGGATTCTGAGGTTAGGAACCCCACTAGTGACTTCGGAGGGGTGTAATTGATCCCGTTTTGGCTCATTCGTAGTAGTCCTCACCCGCGTATTCATATTCTTCGTCCTCCGAAAAGCTCAAAATAGGCGTTTTTTGGGCAGTTTCAGGCATTTTTGCCTCTAAAATGATGGTTTCTGCGGGTTTTTCGAGGGTGCTTGGGATGTTGATTGTGATGGAAAACCCGGTGCCAGCCAGCACATTTTGGTCTTTTTTGGGCTTTAAATCAGCCCATTCCACGAAATTTTCATGGATTTTAGCCCTCACAGCGGCTGGAACGTCGGGGTCCCGTGCCATGTGATAAGACGTTACGAGTAAGTCCTCTGCGAGAATCTTTGCTTTGGCAGCAAACGAGAACCCAGAATCGCGCAAGTCGTTGCAATATGTATCCACATACCGCTGAAACTGCGGGTTCTTAGAAATTAAGTCGTACTCAGCTTGGGTAACACATTCACCTGCAATAACTTCGTGGATTGGCCGTTGCGCCCCCACTTGGTTTCTAGCTATGGCAAGCGCGAGTTCCCGCAGAAGCTGATCTGCTTGGATGGCGCTGTTCATGCGCGGAATGTAACAGGGGATTTATAAAAACGCAAGTATATATTTTTAAAATACGAGTTTGTTGTACGTGTGTTAGGAGTCAAAAAATAGACCTTGTTATGAGCGGTACGGATAAGCTAGGGGGG